ATAAATTAATATTACAAGATTTAGATTGGAAACCTTTTTATAATTTAGATAATATGGTAACTGACTCTTTAAAATGGGCTAACAATATTAATAGCGTGCGCGGTATAAATAACTCGCTCTATTATTAGAATTATTAAGTTTAATTTCATATTTTTTAATAAGGCTAATTAATTCATCCTTAGAATATGAACGTAATTCTGCACCTGATATATGTATAGATCTATAATTAAGAATTTTAATAAGCTTTTCTGAGTAAAAACTCTTTGTGTGAATCGACATTTTTTTATTAACGTTAATAAAAAAATATCATCAAATTTATACTGTTGGTATATATTGCCATTTTAGTTCGTCACAAATTTTTTTCCATACTTCATCGTGTTCTTGTAATTTTTCACGTGATTTAAGTAATCTACAATAAGGTAGATATTCATCTTTATCTAATAATTGGAAGAATTTGTAAAATATGTATGGATATGAAAAAAAATTACTTCTATCAGAAGGACAATATTTCATCCAAGGTCCCTGAATTTCTTTAAACATATTTCTTACTTTATCTTCTAATTCACCTGTAATAACGGGTGCAGGTTTACCAGTAATACGGTTCGTTATATAATGACAATGTTCATAATATTTTGTTAAATCTAATTTTTTTAATATATCGCGAACCTTTTCAACACTTAATTGTTTTAAATTTATATAAGATTCTTTTTTTAATTCTTGAATAATTTTATCAAAAATATCTTCACTTATATCAGTCGATTCTTTTGCTTGAAATTGTGATAACCATTCATTTGCATGATTGATTTTCTTATATGCAAAATATGTTAATTCTCTTGGTGGCTCTTTATATGATGGTGTATCACAATCTACTAATATTTTTTCTTCATTTCCACATTTAGGACATATCATGCAGCCATGAATATTATCTTGAATACGTGGAAGATGACAAAATGGACAATTATCTAATTCTTCATTAGAAATATTATTGACACTCTTAATATGATTTGTATCTACTATACTTAGATATGTGTCCATTATATCATTTTTACTATTATATTCAGATTTTGAGATGTTTTTTACATTTGGTTTTTTTTTACCAAAAAAATCTAATACAGTTTTTTTATTAGTAGTTGATGTACAATTATTTGAATATGTAGCGTTATCATTATAATATTCATATAATAAATGACTAGTATCCATCATATATTTAGTTAATCCTCGGTTAGATTCAATATCATCTATTTCATATTTTAAATATTTTATTTTTTCTACAACGTCTAACTTATCGTCTAATTCTTTTTCACTTAATTGATTTGTTAAGACTTTATTATAATTATTTAATATATTTTGCATTTTATCTAATTCTTCTTTTTTTTCATTTAATATTTCCTTCCTTTCTATTAATTGATTAATTTTATTAGTATGCCGGCTATCTATAGTAGTCTGAATTGTATGATTATTTTTTTTTGTATATGCTTTCTTTTTTTTCCCCTTAAATAGAGACATTTATATTTAAAATATTTATAGTCTTTAAATAAAAAATAATTCGTTTGTAACAGCTAAATAGATTATTATATAATATATTATGGATAATATAGAAAATAAAGAAAGTAGTCCTAATCTTGATATGATTACTATATATAAAATGTCGTTTATATATAACTCTATTCTTAATGGTTGGACTGTTAAAAAATTACCTAATAATAAATTTGAATTTAGTAATAATAAAGATGAATTAAAAAAAGAATTTTACTTAGACAATTTTCTGAAAGATTTTATTAAATCCAATCTAAATATAAATCATATAATCAATAGTAATGCATAAAATAATAATTAGAATATATGATCATAAGAACTTTAAATATATGCGTTAAATATAAAAAAATATCTTTTAATATATATATAACCGATGGGAGGTGGATTAATGCAATTAGTAGCCTATGGGGCACAAGATATTTATTTAACAGGAAACCCTCAGATTACTTTTTTTAAGGTAGTCTATAGAAGACATACAAATTTTTCCGTTGAAAGTATAGAACAGACTTTTAATGGAACTGCTGATTTTGGAAAAAAAGTTAGCTGTACAATTTCGCGTAATGGCGATCTTGTTCACCGTATATATTTACAGACAACTCTTCCAGCTCAATCTACTACTGGAACTGGAACTGCCGTTACTTATAACGGAACTGCTGATATGCAAGGTGGAATAATAAGATGGGTTAATTGGGTTGGTGAAAAACTTATTAATTATGCAGAAGTAGAAATAGGTGGTCAACGTATTGATAAACATTATGGCGAATGGTTACATATTTGGAATCAATTATCAAATACCGCATCACATGATGAAGGATATCAACGCATGGTTGGAAATATACCATCATTAACAACTAATATTGCTGGTTCTCTTGATGGAAGTAGTATAGATGCACAAAATTTATACATACCTCTGCAGTTTTGGTTTTGTAGAAATCCAGGACTTGCATTACCACTTATAGCATTACAATATCACGAAGTTAAAATTAATATTGAATTTGAAGAACTTAAAAATCTTTTCATTGCACAAACAACTACCGCTAATACAATTGATAATGCAGCCGTAACTGGTTCATTAAATAATACTTCATTATGGGTAGACTATATATTTTTAGATACAGACGAGCGGCGTAGATTTGCACAGTTATCACATGAATATTTAATAGAACAATTACAATATCCTGGTGAAGAAACAATAACAACTAAAACTAATAAAATTAGACTTAATTTTAATCATCCAGTTAAAGAATTAGTATGGGTTGTTAAAAAAACAGCATCTATTGATTTTAAACAACATTTTAATTACTCTGATCAACTTGATAGTTCTCCTGCTTTATCTCATTATCATACTGGTAATAGAATTTTACAATCAATAGTTGAAAATGTTCGTGTATCAGGCGCAGGCACCGATTTAGAACTTACAAATATGGATAAAGGTAAAAATGCTTGTGCATCTGCTAAAATACAACTTAATGGTCAAGATCGTTTTTCAGTAAGATCTGGTGATTATTTCAATTTTGTCCAACCTTACAATCATCATACACGTACACCACATACAGGTATTAATGTATATTCATTTGCACTTAAACCAGAAGAACATCAACCTTCTGGTACTTGCAATTTTTCACGCATAGACAATGCTAATTTATTTTTAACTGTAACTACAAATACAACTTTAACAGGTTCATCTGGTAACCCTCAAATTTCTGATGGTAAACTCGAAGAAAATATGGGTACGGCACCAACAAGTACCAATGCACGTGTAAATGTATATGCGGTTAACTATAATGTATTACGTATTATGAGTGGTATGGGTGGTTTAGCATATTCTAATTAATTAATTAATATTTTTATTTAAATAGAATTTTATTCTATTTAATTAAATGACTCAAAAAAAACAAGATAATGAAGATAATAAAAGTAGATCGTCTGTTTCTACTGAATTAATTGATCCGCATAATGATGAGAAATGGGCTAATAATGAAAGTGTTATTCGTAAACAATGGCTTAATCAACTTCAATATGTACTTATATTTCTGCAATTCTTTAATGATACAATTAAAGAAAAAGAGGCAACAGTTGGATGGTGGATTATATTAATAACCTCTTTTATATCATTTATGACCCTTTTTGATTTAGAACAACTTGGAACAAATACCGATTTCAATACTAATTATAATTGGGCTAAATCAGTTATGTTGTCTGGTCTTTCAATGACAACTACACTCCTTGCTGCTTGGGCAAAAAAAAAGGGATTTGTTAAAAGAATAAAGGATATTGATAAACGTGTATTTTCTATTGAAGCATTACATGGAAGAATATCATCTGTTTTAGATCTTCCAACTGAAGACCGTCCTCAATATATTTCATTTTATAAAACAAATATAACCGAAGTTCAAGATATGTTATGTTATAATCAACTTATTTCGCCTACAGAATTAAATTTTGTAATGTATATTATAACTAAAAATTATCCTACATTAGTTAAAGATGTCCATCCGTGGTATATACAAGACCCTGAAACTAAAATATTTAAACCTGATTATCATTATGGTAAAAATTTAATTGCAAGTTATGA